GTAGCACACATACTGGTTGTTCTAACATTGTTCATAAGTGGGTTTGTATATGTCAGCAATATTAAGGAAGATGTGGCATTACACGGACAACAGATTGCTCATAATACCGAGTCAATCAAAAGTGGTAAAAGTGAAATGCATCAAATCACCAAACAGATTAACACCAAGTTAGATAAGATATTTGATATGTTGTATAAACTCGGAAAGACTTAATGTTCTGGCTGGTGGTGAATGGAACACCAATCGCTTATCTACCTGACGTTTGGAACATACCTTTAAACATAATGATTATATAGGGGGAGAAGATGAAGAAGTATCTAACAAGAAACGAGAAAGGTCAATTCNTTCACACTGTATGGTGGCAGAAGATAACCTATGTTATCAAAAGGTGGTTTAAATGATGACAATACTAACAAGCATTGCACCTATCCTTGGTGGCTTCTTGATGAAGTTGTTTGCTCTTAACCAACAGGCTAAGGCTGAACAACACACACAAATGTTAGATGCGTTTGCTGCTAGAAGTAATAGTATTGAACAAGCAAGAGTTGCTGCCAGTAAAGAAAGCCCTATGGCTGCCTTAAACAGACGATTAATCATTTGGGTAATGCTTACCTTGATTGTATTGTATGTATCAGCACCACTATTCCTAGACATTCCTACTGCTGTTCCTATTGTTCACGAAGGTATTAGCTTCCTAGGGTTTGATATTACTAGTGATACTGTTGAATATACTATGGTTAGAGGGTTAGTTAAATATGATGAAATCTTTGAATGGACATCACTAATTGTTGAGATGTATTTTGGTTCAAGTTTGGCTAAAGGTCGATGATTAAAGTAAACTTTGGAACTGAAAAGACACCTGCATGGCGTTATGTTCAACATAGGATGAAGNAATGAAGATAGAACTACAGATTAGTTTATTCGTAGTTTTAATGCTAGTCTTAATCTTAAACTATGGTTAAAGACCCGAGGATGAAAGTATGAATAAGTGTTCAATAACAGCGTTTATTATAGGTATTTTTATAACTGTATCATCTTTTGGGTTTTTTGGACAGATGTTTCAGATGCCAAGTAAGGCGTTTCAGATGGGTAGTCAGATGGTAATGCCTCAGCAACAACCTAAATGTAATTGTAAATGTAAATAATAAAAGGAGAAAGTAAAATGTTAAGATATAAAGTAAAAATGCCAAAGGTTGTTAAAGAAATTAAACCTAAGGTAGAGAATAAGAAACCAGTTGCTAAAAAGAAATCATCTAAGTAATTGATTTTTAAAGTAATTTAGTATTATAATGTCATTAACTGTTGCCTTCCGAGATAACACAGTGACTTTAATTACGGAGACACTATGGCTACTTTCAGAGAATTAATCAACGAAGTCCTGATAAGGTTGAGAGAAGATACTATTGCGACCGACTGGTCGGGTAATATCAACGACAGCACAACGGTAACTGATTATCAAAAGGTTATCGGTTCACTGGTTAATGATTCTAAGAAAAATATTGAAGGTTATCACGACTGGTTGGTCTTGCGTGAAAGTGTAGATATTACAACAGTATCAGGAACTAGAAACTATAACTTGTCCTCGGGTCAAGAAGTTAAAGTTATTGATGTTATTAATCAGACTCAAGGTAATCAATTAATACAAGTAAGCAGACAGTATATCAATTCTGCTAAATACCCTAATGAAAATTCAGGCGACCCTTTGTATTATGCTTTCAACGGTGCTGACTCATCTAATAATCTAAAGATTGATTTCGAGCCAAAGCCTAATTCAGTTCAAACTATAACCTTTGATATTGTTAAACCGCAGGCTGAGTTAGCAACTGCTACTACTGTATTAAAGATACCTGAGAAACCNGTTATNNTGGNTGCTTGGGCTAGAGCNNTATCAGAGCGTGGTGAAGATGGTGGAACACANTCAAGTGTTGTTGGTTTTGAGATGAAAGAAGCCCTTAACCAAGCAATTATATTAGACTCAGGCAATGTTCGCTTTGAACACGACTGGTTTGTGAACTAATGTCAAAACCTATAACCCCTTTAGTTCTTGACTCTATTGGAATCTTTGGTCTAAACAGACAAGCATCACCTTCGTCTCTTGAACATCAATGGTTGACTACCGCTAATAACATCATGCTTGATGATAGAGGTCGTATTACAACTAGAAAAGGTATTAAACAGATTACTGATACTATCGGTTCATCTTCTAGTAATTCATACATTGTTAAATCATTAGGTGAGTTCAGAAACTCAACTGGAAGTGCTACTATATTTGCAGGTTCTAATGATAAGATTTATAAACTAAACACAGGTAACACACCTAATACTTTAGATGAGCAAACATTCACAGGAACACCTCAAACATTAACTGATGGTAACTGGGAGTTCTGTAACTTCAATGATAAGTTCTATGGTGTTCAGTCTAGTCATACACCTATCTACTATGATGGTACTAACTGGATGGACTTAGCAGATGCCTCTGGCTTCTCTGCTCCTTCTGGTGTTACTACCTTTGACCCAACCTCGTGTCTAGGTGGCTTTGGTAGACTATGGGTCGGTGGTGTAGCTGAAGCTAATGATGTAGTTTATTACTCTGATACTTTGATTGGTCATAAGTTCCAAACTGGTGCTGCTGGTTATGTAGATATGAAGACTGTATGGGCTGGAGACCAAGTTACTGCTCTTGCTAGTTTTATGGGTAAGTTAGTTATATTCGGTAAGCGTAACATTGCTATTTATAATAGTCCTGATGACCCAAGTAGTGCAGACTTTGCATTAGATGAGGTGGTAAGGGGTGTAGGTTGTGTTGCCAGAGATTCAGTACAAGCCCTCGGTGATGATATTATCTTCTTATCTAACTCAGGTGTAAGGTCGTTAAGAAGAACAATGGTACAAGACAAGATGCCTTTAATGGACTTATCTTTGAATATTAAAGATGAGATAACAACACATATCGTTAATGCTGATATGGCTCAAGTTAAAGGTCAGTATTGTTTATGCGGTGGTTATTATGCTTTGTCGTTTCCTGATAGAAACATAACCTATGTGTTTGATTTTAAAGGAAACCCTGATGCTCCTAGAGTAACAACTTGGAACTTTGAAACTAAGAAAACCCCTAAAGCATTACTATCAACAACTGATGGTATTATGTATATNGGTCTTGGTAATAGTGATTATGCTGGTCGTATAGCAACCTATGATGGTTATTTTGATGTTGAGAAAAGTGATGTAACCTCAACTTATACTACCTCTAGTGCTTGTACTACTGCTGGACATGTATGGGAGTCAACTAATTCTAAGTGTTGGGAAACTACTAATAGTACATATCAAGCAGATTTTAAGACTGTTTGGTTAGACTTCGGAGACCCTTCTAGGGCTAAGTTATTAAAGCGTTTCTTGGCTATTATTTCAGGTGGCAAGAATATGGATGTAACTATGAACTGGTATCGTGATTATAAAGTCACTGCTGATTCATAGTTTTACTTTATCACCTACAGCAAGTGGTACAAGTTATTTATGGGGTGGTTCAACATCATTATATGGTGCTGCTAAATATGCACCAGCATTTCAACCTGCTGAATATAAACTATCATTATCTAAGTCGGCTAAGGTATTAAGGATGGAAATGAAAGGTACTGTTAATGGTTTTAAAGCATCATTACAGCAAATGATTATATGGGCGAAGCAAGGCAAGATTCGATAATATAGGAAAAATAAGATGAGTAACTATAATTTACAAGTAAGTTGGTCAGGTAAGGATGCGTTAAGCGATTCAGATGCCGACAAGGTAATATCAGGTGGTGATTTTAATACGGAGTTCACAGCAGTTAAGACAGCAGTAAACTCTAAGGCAGACCTTAATGGTTCTGCTACAGAGACATTTAGTGCGGTAACAGCAGCAGCAGGAACAAGCACAACACAGGTTGCTACGACTGCCTTTGTTGAAACAGCAACATCTTCTACTAACATAGCAGACCAAGTGTACCCTATTGGTTCTATTTTTACTACTGTTACCGCTTATGCTAATTCAGCAGCGGTTGTTGCAGCTATTGGTGGAACAACTTGGGTGGCTTTTGCAGCAGGTAAGATGTTAATTG